TTCCCATAATTATTGCATCTAGTTGATTTTGCCTATCCTGGAATTGATTCTTGCGAGTTTGACGCATATTTTTTAGGGCGTCTTTAGTGAGTGTCCCCCTCTGCAACATCTCGCCCATTTTCTTCGTATACGAACCAACAACACCTTCCATAAAGTCTTGCGATTGCTTCTTTGCCTCAGCAATGGCTTCCTTCTTTTTGCGCTTTGTGGCCCCACGAATACCCATAATCGCGCCGCCAATAACACCAACAGCAAGACCCGCTAATGGGTTTACCATTGCAATCGATGAACCAAGTGCTAATGCGCCCTGCGATTCTTTTGGCATAACATTAGATAGCAAACCAAGACCGAGGCTTGCTCCCATTCCTGCGGCCATTGAGTTATTGATGCCCTTCTTCATGACTGGATTATCTTTGGTGCCGACATTTCCGCCGAATATCATCTTGTAGCCGTATGAATCCCTCATCTGTCGACCCTTTTGGGTGTATCCCCTGAAGAGCGCCCCAGGACCCATGGGAACGCCTGCGGCAGCACGTGCCGCCATCTCTTCGTTCTTCATCTGAGCACGTTGCTCCGAAGACATGCGGAAGTTTCTAGTGAAGAAAGTGTTCTTATATTCTGCGTCGGGAGCATTGCCATATGGGCTGTATTGGGGTATCTTGATTACTCCTCGACTGGCTTCAAAGTTTTCCTTATTGGCTCGTCGCAATTCTCTGTAGGCTCTGAATTTCCCAAAACCACTCGATTTCTCGTATTTTTTCATCGCCTCTTCTTGCCGAAGTTGTGCAGCGGCCTGACTGCTGAGTGCTGACGGTACTGCCGTACCTGCTGCGGCTGCCGACCTAGTGGAATCACGTTGGGCCTTTGCTGCTGCGATTTTATAATTTCGTTCATAGCGTTTTTCGTCGCGTTTTTGTTGTTGAGCGAGAGAGCGCGCAGAGGCGGTTGCCTTGTCTGACGAACTCATGACTGTCATATTCTGAACGCTCATTTGAGACACTCGTTGCTGCGAGATGGCACCTGCAGTTTTGGCAAGTCTTTCGGCTCTTGCTTTACCGCCTTCCGTTACGTTTCCTGCAGCAGTCTGACCAGTAAGTGGCCCGCTACCAGCACCCGGTGTTATGTCCCTCATTCCATAGGAGGCAAGAACACCGCCCGGGGTCTTTTTCATTGCTCGCCCACCAACGAGCAACTTGGCAATGAGCATGAATGAACCGAGTCCACCGCCACCGAAGAGGTCTCTAAATCCACCGAGAAGGCTCATGAATAGGTCAACGATTCCAGTTAGACCATTGATGATTTTGGTAATAAAGGGTAGAGCATCAATGAAAATTTCACGAACAGTTTTCGCATACTTAGAAATGACCCCAATGAATTGGCCAACAGCATCACCAAAGGCATAGAACTTTTCTTCGTTGGCAATAATCTGCTCGTTGAATCCACCGAACGCGTCAGATAGGTGTGCGCCAATGGGGCGCAAGACTCTCATTAGGGTTTCCTCGAACACTCGCGCTCCCTCAATGAGGGGACGGAGTTTGTCCAAAATCATATTCCAGCCCTGTTTGAAGCGGTCCCACCAACTACCAAGGTTGGCAAACATTCCATCGACCTTGGGCAAGTAATCGCGAATAAACTTTACGAAGAAGTCGCCAATCTTCTCCGTGACACCGCCGATTTCATCAAAGAAACCCGCTCCAGCAAACATCGCAATCTCACCAGACACTCTGTCAAATGTCCGTTTGAATGTGCGAGCAATATCTTCAAGAAGGTCTTTTGTTGGCTTTAGAAATGGTTCACCAAAGTCGGCAAAGTCTGTCTTGATGATATTGAACGTTGCCTTGAAGCGACTGATGAGGGTTCCATTTACTGCATCAAACTGCCCCTGTACTCCACCTGCCGCTGAAAGCGTTCCATCAAGAATTGCCTTTTTGAGTTGTTCGGCAGTCTTGATTCCTTTGCCGCCCGCTTCAGCAAGTGCCTTCTCCATTTCTGGGCCAAGTTCCTTAGCGGCTTCGGTAATTTGGCTGAACGTGGCCTTGGGGTCCTGGAGTTTAGCAATGAGGTTTCCTGCCGCTTTGACCCCTTCCTCTAGTGGCTTGCCAGCACTAGCAAAGTCCATTAATCCCTTGAGAAGGTTGGATGAACCAGCGGTGAATGTCGAGTTCTTGGAGACTGCCGCAAATGCCGCCTGTAGGTTTTCTGCGCCCAAGGATGCCAAATCTGCATCGGAAGCAAGTTGTCGCATCATTACGGATGCAGCCTGATAGTTTCCTCCGCCCTTGAATGCATACATGGCCGTTTGTTGTTCACGTATTGCTGCCGCAGCCGTTGACGCAGCAATAGTGAGGGCTGCTGCAGCGCCTGCAGCGCCTGAAGCGAGCCACCTAAATGCCTTCATTGATGCATTACCAAGAACGAATGCCGCATGAACGCCCATCATTGCGGCACCAAGGAGACCAATTTCTAATGCTGCCAACTTGGCGCTTTTCGTCACCAGTTTAATAAGCATTCCGCCAAACATCTTGATGCCTTTATCAACAGCATCAAAGTGTTGCTTCCACTTGACATTTGTGGCTTCTAGGCTGCGTGTGCTGATGGCGTTGTAACCATGAACGGTGGTCTGCAACTTTAGGAGTTTGCGCGTGACTGAGTCAATCGACTTGTCGCCAATAGACTTTATCCTGAGAGTTAAGGTTGAAGTTGCGGCCATTGGCCCCACCTCTCAATAAAGGCTACTATCAGGGGCGATTACTCTTTGACTGGCGCTCCTGCTCTTGGCGGTCTTGCTCTATAACTTTAGCACATGCCATCAATATTAGCCATTCATCATCATTTAATGACAGCAAATCTATGGGGTTAACATGCCACAATTCCCCTAGTCTTGCAGCACTCTTAACATAGGAGTCTTCGATTAGTTCGTCGAAGACCCCTTCGTAGGGTCCTCTACCTCTACGGTGTCTCCGTAGCCGGAAGCATCAAGAATTGCTAGTGCAGCAGACTCAACATGGGCATCAACACCAAAGAACGCACGGACGGCATCGGGCACCGGGCGCGCTGCATCTGTTGCGGCAAGAATTGATGGGGAGGCAAAGTTGAGGGCATGACCATCTTCTTCAACTTCCTCTTCATTGAAGAGGATTCCGATAGTCGTATTACCGATGACATATGCGGCAAACTTGGTGGAATCCATTCCATGCTTGGAGTCCTCTCCAGCATTTTTTCGCCATGCGCGAATCTGCTGCTGGGAAACATTTGGTGAGATGCGAAGTTTGACGCCAGGGCGCGACGGAACATCAAGAATGACCGGTGGAATCTCAACCTTGGATGAGATAACGGACAGCAGTCTGTCAAGGGGTGTTTCTGACCTGGTTGCCTTGGTCTTTGCGGCCTTAACGCTCTGGTCTGCTTCTTCGTACAATGGATTTTCGCTCATACGAGGCAACCTAGCACACTAGATGAGCGCTACGGTGTAACTATCAGGAAGTACCAGAAGCAACAGTTGAGATGCTAAAAGTCAGCGAAAATGTTGCTGGAGCACCCGAGGATGAGTCGCCATCGGGTTCGGTGATTCCGACCAGAAGTGCACCAGTGTAAACGCGGTCGTTGCCGAGTTCTTCAATGTCGCAGTTGTACGTCTTGATGTTGATGTTGTAGTAAGCCTTACCAACCAATTGACGCAGGTCGCGCAACTTACGTGCGATGCCGGAGGCATTATTGGAGATGTCACCCTGGAACTCGTCATCATAGTGGGCAGTCAGCGTCACGTCGCCGATTTCAAAGGGCGCACAGAGCACCGTGGGGAAACGAGCACCGCCTTCGTAAATCTTTTCCACTGATGCGGTGATTTCGCCACCAGAAACCTGGGCGAACTTGAATCCAATCCACTTGGGGTGGTTATCATTGACAGGACTAATGTCTGCCAGAATCTGCCGCTGAGATACCTTTGCCATTTAAGCCTCCACTAATAGGACTAGACTCAGACCACCGAGGTGGTTAGGTTTGACTTGATGATGTCGACTTGGATTGAGTCGCCAATACTCGACACTCGCAATCCAACTCTGGCGGTTACTGTGCCATTGACGAGTTGCGATAGGGGGTTGAGTGCGTTGTTGCACTTGACTGTGTAGCCGAAGTCAATACGACGGCCATTGACATCAAAGGCTTCGTATAGCGCCCCAAGGGTGCGTAGGGGCTCCATTACGGCAACTAGGCGTGCCTCAATTGAGGCGAACATGCCACCGCGACCATCGATGGGGCTGAACAAAACATCTTCCAGCGTGCGGTTGGCCTGAATCACTACATAGTTCACTACATCCTGAGCGTTCAAGTAGCGGAAGTTCGTTGTATCGGGCGAGCAGGAGCGTGCACCGTAGATGCGGACACGGTTGTTGATGACTCGGATAGCGTTGACGCAGTCAGCATCAAGAATGTCTCCGTTCGTCTTATCAATCGAGGCAACTACGCCATTGATGAAGCGTGCATCAGAGATAATTCCTGCACCCGGCTGGTGTGGTCCAACTTGGTTATGTGCACGGGCGCGAGCACCGGCAACATAGCCACTGGGAGGAATCATGCGATTCACGCCAACGGTTCCGGTTGGTGCGTATACCCAGGGGTAGTAGACAGCAATGTGCTCTGAATTATCAAGTGATTGAACTTCCTGAGCAACACCACGAATTTCGCTAGTGGTGTCGTCAGATGCTCCGTGCAGAGCAGCGACACGACTGTGTGTATTGCAGTGAGCAATGATGTCCAGAGTGATGGCATCAAAGACTCCGTCAGTGACGACGCTGGGGCTCTCCGGAATGGCAACCATGCCAGTACCGAATGACTCAAGGAAGTAGGTAAGTGCCGTCTCGTACTGTGCATTCGTAATGGAGGTGCTACCAGCGGTTCCGCTTGCAAAGTTCTGCTCGGTTTCGTTGATATCAGGCATGCTTGTTTCTGATGTATACACACCAGCATTGGTCTCAACGGCAGTCACGTAGAGCGAGGCAACGGGGTGGGTGTTGATTTTTCCGACCATCTGGGCAGTAGTGGTACAGGAGCCCGTGGTCATAATTACATCACCATCAAGATAAAGGGTGAGTGAACGCGCGCCAGTAATAGAGCCTGCCGATACCGTCCATGTTAGTCCACTAGCGGCACCATTGGCCCATGTTCCTGGACCATTTGCGGTCATGGTGATTGCAGTAGTAGGTGTTTCAAGGTCATTGGGTACGGTCGCGCTTGCAGCAACAGCGTTACCCTTCTCTACGCGGACGACGTAACACTGAGTGCCGCCCTCCTCAAAGAATGCCTCAACCGTTGGGTGGAGGTAGTAGCCACTAACAAAGCCGCCATACTTGAGTTCAAAGTCTTCAAGACTGGTAACGAGTAGCGCCTCATCTACCGGACCGCGTGAAGCCTTTCCCACAAAGAATGCCTGAGATGACTCACGCACGGTTGCGTTAGTGGGGCCAGTTCTTACTGCTGTTGAAATCTGAATACCAGGCATGAGACCTTCCTTGGTTGCTCTATTTTCGGCACGTTTGTTTGGCTACCCAAGCGACGCGTTACCGTAGTACGCTCTAAGAGAATACCAAACTCATTGGGTGCTCTCTTGCACCTCAACATCTTTATTTTCATCAACAACTTCAATAGCAGGTTCTGCAACTGGTGTCTCTTCTGTCACCGAGGCTGGTTCTTCCTGTATTTCTTTTGCTTTTTTCTTCGCCTTTGGGGCTTCTTCTTCGCTTGCAACTTCAGAGGCAACTGCCGTTGGGGCAGCAACAGTCTTGCTCAAGATAGACAATGTCCCCTTGGAGACCAATTTGTCTAGATAATCATTCCCGCCCTTTACGGCAGCCCATTTTCCTGCATACAAATCAGCCTGGAATGCATGAAGCCGCATTGGCACAAGCGATACGTTGTTAATAACGGAATATCCTCTATCGAGATAAGACTGTGCTTCCTCTGGACCATCAATGTCAATGAATTCCATTATTTCTCTCCTGAAAACTTGTTAACAAACAAATATTACATCATCTGCCTAAATCGTAGAGTAGGCGTAAGCAACGCCCCCACCGACATAAGCGTCAAACGTCCCCTCTATGTCCTGTATTGTGAAAGTTGTAGCCGTCCGCGCAGTAATAACAACCTGAGACATATTGTAAGAAGTCGGATTGACTCCAATGATTGTCACCTTCTGACCTACGGCAAAATTATTGACAGCACTATAAACAATCGTTTTGTTTGTCTTTACCGCATTAGTAATCCCTGAAGAGCGTGTTTCGGTTACGCCTTTTTGTATGACAGTAAGGTCAATTTCGTTAAGTATGGCTATGGGCTCACGCATAACGATTTCGTCTATCTCTAGGTCATAGGAGATGTACGAACCAGCAAGAACTCTGTCGCCCTTTAGCAATGTAAGGTCCGAATATTCTTCACGTATTGAACTTTCGTCAATTGTGACGCGGAATGTTCCGCGTGCATCTGTTGCTCTCAGACATGGGTAGTCAAGCAGGGCTGCACGAACAACGGTCGTCAATCTGTCACGCATTATGGTCGCTTCTGCAGAAAACTCAGTACGAACCCAAACGTAAGTTCTCATTGAGTACTTTACGCGATACAACGGGTTGCCCCTATCGTGGCTAATCCTCTCCAGGCCAGTCATTGAGATTGCCGTGGTTATCACTGTTGGCCACTCGTCAAGCGCAATTGGCTCATGCGTCAAATATGTAACCGGGCTGGGTAGCGTGATGTCATCAATACCCCAGGCATTTCTGTAACTAACAAGTCGCGCCGGAAGGTCTGCGGTGAGATATGCACTTACATAAGACTTTGCAAAATGCGCACCATGCATTGGCTCAATGGTCATGATTCACCTACCCCGCAGCGTGCTCTGCCGCAGAATCTGCCCATTTTCTCTCGTACCGTTCGGTAACGAAAACGACTGGACGAGCAGGCATGTTGCTTGTTCCTGATTGATGGAACTCGGCATACTTTACGTTGGTTCCAAATGTCGCTTCTTTTTTGTCAATCTTGTTAGGATTGCCACGCAATTCAGATAATGACGTAAACAATTTTCCACTGCGAATCATTGGCCCTCTTCCAGGGAAGTTGACAGACTTCCAAGAACCATATTCTGCATCAAGTGGTTTCCAGCCTCCAGAAGGAAGTCCATTCTGTAGGAAGTTGTTTTTCCAGAGTGTTCTCAGGTCTTCTTTGGCTTCCTCAAATACTGGGCCAAAGTCATCCAAGTTGTCTTTGATTTTTTCAATCTCGTCTGGAATGTCATTGTCTACAAACCGAACCTTTAATTGAATTTTCGGCATTAGGAAACCCTTACTCGTTTATAACTCTTGACTGACGCCAACTCGCGGTCAGTAAATCCGGTTTCCATTGGGGCGACATTTCGTGGCTCAAGGTCTTTAATACCAACAACGTCATCGTGCATGTTTTGCATCTCACGAGTTGCGGCACGCAGAATTAACAGTTTGAAGACAGGAATACTGCTGCCATCAAGACCCGCGTTGTAGGAGATTTCAAAAACGTCATTAGCAAATCCGCGATAGACGTCTATCCCATATCTCCGTACGGTGTAGTCGTAGCCAAAGGCGTCTGCTGTTCCACCAGAAGAAAACGCTGCAATGTTTTGCGTAAAACCACCCACCACAAAGGTGGACGATGTAACGCTTGTGATTTCCCTGTCAACTATGTTGTACCCAGATGGCGTAATACCGGTAACTGTTACGTGTTGGCCTCTGGTGAATCCATGTGACGCTGCCGTGTAGGTGACATTCGTGCCTGATTTGACTGCATTGGTTACCGTGGCACGCCTATCTATGGATTCTGCCATGTATAAGCCGGGCGTAGATGTGTTTATGATTTTTACGTAATTAACCTTGGTTATGGGCGCGTTACGAACATAAATTGTCGGCGAAGGTTGTGAATACGTCAACGGGTTCATTGTCGTATCAAGTGACGTATTGTAGAAAAACGATGATGTTGGCATACCCACATGGTCATAGGGCAATACGTACTGTTCGGTAAATTCCTGAACCTCAATTGGCCTACCGAGATATGCCTCTAATTCACTCTGCAGTCCTTCCAGAACCATTTCGGCAGCATCTTGCTGGCGCAGGCTGAATCTGATATCCATGTAGGTGACAAGGTCATTAACTGTGACCAGCATAAGTCACCTCCGATTCATGCAATATTTCAGCGTCCTGGGGTGCGTCTACGGGCGCCCTGAACTGCCCGACGGGCTGCGCGACCACGACGAAAGCGGTCAGCAATTCTGGCGCCAGTATCCCTGATGCGTCCAACGGCAAAATTGAGCGCTCTACGTAGTCGATTAGTCTCGGG